GAGCTCTGGCAGCATCTCTTTGGTTTCTACTGTAAATGGGAAGTCTGCGGGCTTTGCCAGGCTGTCCTTTACCACAAAGACAAGATCTGTTTCCTTGTCCTCCATCAGCACCCTGGCTACTATCTTACCTGTCTTTCCCAGACCTAAGAGGCCTACTCTTATCTTCATTTGTTTGTCCTCATGCTAATTTACAAAGAAACATTTTGTCTCCGTAAGTTACCGACCTGTGCCCACCTCTCGGCCCAATCTTCATATCAGTAATTTCCCCATATTTTTCAATAGCCTCATTACGAGTTAAACGATGATGTTCTCCATTTTCAATCCATTCAACCGGCTCACCGCTACCGCTGTCATAAGACAATACTTTACTTTCATTCGTCTTCATGTTAGTTTTCCTTTCCTCCGCATACTCAACCAGCCCGTCTTCTGTCTCTTCTCGTTTTGTTCCACATCTCATCATGTTCTGGGTGTTGAACTCTCCACCGTTTTCGTGAATAATACGTATTCTCTTTTCCTTCTTTTTTCTGATATTCTCGCTTTCTGACTTTGCTGCATTCTTTACACCATATCTGTTTGCCATCGTCTTTGCTTTTATTATTGTAAAAACAATCCAAAGACAGCGACTCCCTGCATTTAAGGCACACCTTCATCTCACGCCCCTTTAGTGGTTTCTATTAAATCCTTCACATCAGGGTCCAGCCCACCATTCTCTAAAAGTATCTTTGTCCTCTTAAGAAACGCTATGTCTTCTTGCACGTAAGAAGGACTAAGGTTAAGATACTCCGCTATCTCCTCCTCCGGCAGCCCGGCCGCCCACGCAGCACATAACTTCCTTCGGTTCGGACCCCTATCAGGATCCCGCATAAACTCTAAGTTTGTTTTCATTTATAGCCACCTGTTTAAGTACGCAAAGTTTATATCACAAATTGTCATCAGGTTAAGATCACAAAACAACTCAACCTCCATACCCGAAATGTAATCCCTGTTCTTCAGAACATTTACCCTCAGTCTCTTGCCCGCCACCTCATCCGGAGTTTGGTTCAAACTCAAAACTACATCTGAGCTCTGCACCTTTCCATAACTCTCTCCAACATCTGTAACCCCTACTAAGACCTTCTTAGCCGATTCCCTGTTTGATTGTGTTGCCGTCATTACTGAGATACCCTGCATAAGAGGTATCTCCCTGAGCTCATCTACCACCAGTCTCCAGTAAGAAAACCCCTCTTTCTGCCTAACACTCTTAGTAGTACTCATCATCAAATCAAGGTGATCTATTAAAATAACATCCGGCACAAACCCTTCCCTCAAGTCCAGGCGCATAAGCTCTGTCTTAAGACCCCCGGTACTCAAAGTGTTAGCGGGAAAGTATACAAGCCTGCCGGCTGTTTGAGACATGTTAAAAAACTTTGTAAGCCACTCTTCCATTATTTTCTCGTTACCACCACGCAAGAAGTCTTTGTCCTGGTAAAGAACCCTTCTATAAAGCCTGCGCAGAATATCAACTACTCCCATCTCAAGAGTAACATACAGCACACTGTAACCTTGTAGCATAAATCCGTACATAAGGTTTACAAAGAAGGCTGATTTTCCTCTTCCTGAGGGAGCTATAATCGTCCACAACTCTCGTTTGCCAGGACCGCCGTAAGTCATCCTGTCTAGGCCCGCTATGTTTGTAGGTATTCTTTCTGTGTCTCGGTACCTTGCCAGGTCTATGTTCCTGTGAATGTCCGCTACATCTATCTCAATCCTGCCAGTCCCGGGAGTTGTTTGTCCGCTAAACACCAGATCCTGAAGAACCTCCGAGATCTCCGCAGCGGTCTTATTGTCAAAGGTATCGGCAATCTTAACTATCTCTGACTTTATCTTCTGCTTGCGGGCTTTCTCCTTAAGCTCAGTAAGCAAGACATCAGAAGCCACGTCCTCTAACCCCACCGCTCCGTATATTGTGTTAACCAGGTCCTTGTACTCCGAAAGATGTTTCTGTTCCGGCTCGGCAAGCTCCGGAAGAAACAGCAGCAACTCCTCTCGAGATGGAGTCCTGCTGTACTTATCAAAGAACTTCTCCAGCAGCCCCACCACATTGTACTCTGTCTTCTCTAACTCTACCGACCTCAACAACTCTTTGGCGTCAAGGAAAAACTCTTTGGACTTAACCGCTTTTGCTAAAATGTTTGCTATCATTACGCCTTTCCTGCTTCCCCGATATATTCACTTTTAGGTTCTCTAAAGTCCTTTTCTGGAAACTCCACAAAGACACTGTTAGCATTTACTCTTGACAAAGTATACTCCCCCCACACGGTTCCTATCATACGCCTGAGTTTCTTTGGGGTAAAGTTGCTACTGCAGATAAGATACTTATGGTTCTCAAACCTGTCCAACAGAAGATCATGAAGCAGCTGAGACTCCATCTTGTCCGGGTTTACCACCCGCTCGCCCCTTGATATGTCATCAACAAACAGGTACTTAACAGGTAAGTACTGTGCCAGCCCCATACGCGCTGAGTGTGTCTCTGAAAAGCCGCTTATTATCTCGTTGACTAGAACTGTAAAGGGCAAGTACAAAGAATGGCCTGCGCCTAAAACACCCTCATCCGCGTAAGCCTTTGCTCTAAACAAGCCTACAAGCAGGTGAGTTTTTCCCGATCCGGGCTTGCCGGTAAGGAACACATAGCGCTGCTCCAGAGTACCCTTTACTATCTTCTCAGCCAACTCTTCAAGCTGTTTATAAAAGGCATCTGAGTACCGGTTCTCAAAATTCTGTAAGGCACTGTCCCAGTGGTCCTGCTGTACGCCCGTTCTGATCATTAGGCATTCTTGCTGCATTTATTCTTTGTCCTTGTTTTAATCTCAGCCTGAACCAGGGCCTTGCCCCAGTTATTCTTTTGTAACTCTTCCACAATCTCAGGATAACTCATATTTGAAAGCTCCTCAACATAAACCTGTTTGAACCCAGGAACATCCATAGGAGACCTCTCATACCCAAACTTTCTACCATACCAGTACTCTAACTGGTTTTTGTTAATCATCCATTGGTACTTAATCATCTTAAGGTTAACTGATTTAGGCGGGTCTTCTGCCCAAGAGGCCAACTCTGGTAAGAACATAAAAAACTCAGGCCACCCGGACACAAGAGGGTACTGATCGGGACTAAACGCCTGTAGAACCTTAAGCGCATCAAAGTACCAGAAGCACACATCAAATACGGTATAAGGCAACTCTACATCAGGATTTTCCTTTTTGAAGTCAATTATAGCGCCGTTCATGTGGTTGAACTGATCTACCATAGCCAGGCCGTCCATTGCTTGTTTGTCAGTAATGTCTCTGAATTGAGACACTTGAGCGTCTATGTGGTATACAACACTACCCATATCACAGGTAAGTTTATTAGATTTTGGAGAATATGCAGAGTAAACAAGAAGAGCCATACAAGAAAGGAAATCATTTATTTCCTCATAAAACATCCTCACCCTCTTCATCACCACAGGTCCTCTCTTTTCGAACAAACACGTATACCTGTTAAAAGCAGATTCTTTCAAGTTCAACATCCAACACCCCAATAAGTTAGAAGCAGGCCTTACAACTACGCCTGCTTCTTTGTCTCCACCACAACTACATTCTGTGCCACCAAGCCTTTGTCCGACTCCCCTGTCTCAAACATAACAGCCGCGCCTTCCCTAAGGCTTTTGTACTTCTTTCCAGTGTCTGCTATAGAAGAAAAGTGCACAAAGTAATCTCTGCCGTCTCCTCCTGTTACAAACCCGAAACCTTTCTTATCACTGAACCACTTTACCGTACCTTCCATTTTTTCCTCCTCCCACTAGATATACACCAGTTTTTGCCTTTTGTCCAAAAATAATGTAACTTTCTTCAAAAGACCCCTGTCGCTGTTCTTTTCTCTTCTTCTCTTCTCCAGTCAAAAGTTCTTAGGTTTGGTAGTTAGACCTAACTCGGATCTCGGTGGGGTTTACCCCACCGTTGTACCCGTAGGGTACAAAGGTAATTATATATTACCGAAGAATAGATACCTTTATTACTTAATTACTTTAATTACTTAAGTAATTAAAATTTATAATTACCTTCTTACTTATTACATAAGTAACAGCTGTCGGGTAAACTTCATAGACATTGCAGTTAGACCTAACTGCCAAACCTATAGAGATGTGCGTTAGACCTAACTGCCAAACCTATGGAGTTTTTACCTACTAATAACAAAGAGCTTCTTCTGTTAGTCTTGTACATGTTTCTCTGATATCATTAACTTTATTGAAAAATGTGGATTTTGATACTGTATTTCTAAAGGTTTTGTTGTATATGGCCGACCATGACTCCTCCGGCTCATCAATTCGCGCGGCTGCTATCTCTTTTTCCATACCCTGTAAATTAAAAAGAATTGACTTAACTTCATCTGAAAAAAGCTTATTGTAGAGTTTTTCCTTGTTGAGTGTTATAAACTCGCTTGAGTAGTTATCGCTGTTCTCCATTGCCTCTGTGCGTGCATCTAACGAGTCTAGGCTTTGGCGATACCGGTTCCACTCATTAGTCATCAAGCAAGTAAGCTTTTTAAGTATGTAAGAGTCTTGAATGTTAGGATCGGAGAGGTTAAGTTTCTTGTTTTGTTCTTCGTATAACATACACTCTTGTAGTGCGTCTTCAATAGGAAACTTGCTCTTAAAGCACTTGCTCCTAATCTTTGTTACAGATCTGTGTGTTGCGGGAAATTGCTCTGAATCAATCTTAACTCCATCTACTACGGCTACCATATTCTGCTCCTTATTTTACCTACTCACTCACCCCAATAGTATCATCCCTTACTCGCCTTTGTCTCCGCCATCACCTCCTTAAATAAAAAAGTTCATATGCCATTACTCACGACCCGAACGTTCCCTTGCGGGCAGACGCTTTTCGCTTTCACAGCATATGAACTTATGGTACTTTCTTTATAAATAAAAACAGCGTCTATGTGTTCGGGTTTTTTAGTTAACATGTGTCTTTAGTGTGTCTCACACACCAGCTCCTTGTTATAGTGTGAATAACATAACACAAAACACAGATGTTGTCAAGTAAAATCTTTCATTTATTTTTTACGGCAAAGACCTCTTTGTTTGACCTGAACCAGCCTGGTTTTAGCTTGCTTGCAAGTTTTGATTCTTTAACAACGTGCATTACCTTATCAGGCCTAAACCTGAATAGTTTCTCTTCTCCTACGCGCCTAAACACCAGCCCTTTTATCTTGTCAGAGCCCTCTGTTACACAAGTAAGCTCCGCCTCTTCAAGAGCCAGGTCAAGCCTGTCCCACAGTATCCACTCTGTCTTATTACCATTCATGTACTCAATTTGGTATTCAAACATGTCTTTCCCCTCCTTTGTCAACCGCCTTTAGCCCGTTTACATATGTAAACCGCTTTTTACTATACTCAGTACAACCTCAAACACCCTGTCCATCATACTCTCTGATACCAAATCCAGCCTGCCATCATTCTTGCCGCCGTGCTGAGAATCAAAGATCTCCCTTATCAGGGTGTCCTGGCTACCGCCTGTGAGCAATAGTATGTTAGGAACCCCGCGTTGTGCCAGCACGTAGCTATCGCTAAAGGGTATGTAGTTATAGTACTCTAAGGACTTAGGAATCTTAAAAATACCTCTTTTATTGCCATACTCTTCATAAAATATTTTTCCCTTAAGCCCCACCACATCTACGTTTATGGCTGCTATAGGCTGTGGCCTGTTGTCCAGGTAGAGCCGGCAGCCTGAGCCACCTCTCTCCTCACCATCAGTAAACACCAGCTCTACATGATCCGGAAGGTGCTTTTGAAGCTTCAACAGCGTAACTACCCCTGTTGAGTTATCGTTGTACCCTGACGTGCCCGGCAGCACATCATGATGCGCTATTACAGAGATCTTACCCTCTTGGTTTCGGGCAGGGATGATGATATTGGTAAGGCTGTCGCACAACCCATCTTCTTCAGCTACCTGAACCTCGTAGTCTACCTCAATACAAGATTCTATCTTACGTAGCCTCTCCTCTTTATCCTTGGCCGTTATCTTGAGTATAAAATCCCTGTTAGTCATTCTATATCACTCCCTTTTCCCGCAGCTTGTCTATTGCGAGCCGGCTTGGCTCATTCTTACCGTTTTCCCACCTAAGTACTTCCATCTTAGTCACTCCCAGCATTTGCGCCAGCTCTGTCTGAGTTAAGTGCCTGTCCTCCCTAAATGCGCGTATCTTGCTGCCAAAACTGCTCTTGTTTAGGTCATCCTCCCATATCCTAAAGGCCTTCAGCCTTCTGTAGAGTACCCTTAGGCTGGTCAGGCTCAGGACAAACTGCTTATCTCCTATGGTAAGCACAAAGCCTTTTCCTTCATGTCCTTGCCTTTTTAGCTCAATCATTTTGTCCGACTCCCCTCTTTTTGTCCGACTCCCCTCTTTCTGTTCTTTGGTTTTTATTAACTCGCTAGGATCATTTGGGTTTCTTATTTCTTTTGGCTCGCTATCCCCATGTGGGTTTCTTTGGAATAATGGCTCGCTCGATGACTTTGGGCTCCTCAGGCTTTTTGGCTCGCTTAAAGTACTTGGGATTCTAGGTAATTATGGCCCGCTATTAACGCTTGGGTTACTTTTCGTTTAGGGCTCGCTAAATACTCATGGACTTCTCTAGCTGCTTGGCTCGCTATAGGTCAATGGGTTTCTTTTATGCTATGGCTCGCAACCAAGCTTGGGCTCCTCTCTGTCCTTAGCCGCTATTATTCATTGGGCTCCTTTACCATATTGGCTCGCTAAAACTCAATGGACTTCTCGTAAGCTCGGGCTCGCTATGATTCAATGGGTTTCTTTATTATTTTGGCTCGCTCGATGACTTTGGGCTCCTCAGGCTTTTTGGCTCGCTTTACAAGTTTGGGCTCCTTTTCATTTTTGGCTCGCTCCGGTCTATTGGGTTCCTCAAGCTTATTGGCTCGCTACA